CATTCTTGCCATACTTATCTACTTTTTCGCCTCAATAAGTCCTGATTCCGTTGCATATCGATCATGTAATCAAGACCGTTTCTTTCGATATATTTATTGTTCACATTCATCCAGATTGATGCTCCACGATCTGAATAGCCAAGCTTGGATGCGACATAAGCAACATTCTCACGCCTCCGCTGTTTGCGAGCTTCCTCAGCTCTGCGTTCCGCTTCTCTGCGCTCTGTTGCTTCACTGATCAGCCTTTCTCGCTCTGATGCCTGGTCAGCAGTCCATTCGACTTTTGACCATACATCTTGCTGTTTGCCCTCGTTGACATAGGTGACTTTGCATCTGCAAGCTTCATGCCTTCGATAAACATCGTTACCTGTGTCACGGACATCATCATAATCGTACTTGCCTTCAAGATCCTGGCACCATCTGCACGGAATAGCGTACTTATACGATTTATTGCCACGCTTTATCGTGCGAACTCCGCTGACTTCTGCTTCACGGATGATATATGCCTTAAGACCGACTTTGCTCGTTGCTCTGGCGTTCTTTCTGATCCCTTCATCAACTACTGACTGTGAGTAATTGATCACAGGCTCACCGAACATCCAACGAACATCATCAAGCTTTTCTCCGCTTGCGATCTTCTGAATAAAGCCATTAATCCGATCAGTGTCCACATCAGGGATCAATGGCTTCAATCCAACACCATTCTCACGGTTCATGTTGCCTTGGATTGTATTAATCACATCGGCAATCAAATCATGATCTTGTGTTAGCAACGGCTCAAGCAGTTCTCTCGCCACCTCTTCAGACATGAATGCGAGATTCTCTGTTGACGAATTAAGTGCTTCGGAAAGCAGTTCGCCAATTCTTACCGAGTAATCATTAGCATCAAAGTAAGAAGTGCCATCTCTTATCTTTGCGAGAATCCGCTTGAGTTTTCGATCAGAAGCAATGCGCTTGGCAAACGATTCCGATGCTTTTGCAAGCAGTTCTGCACCCAGTTCTGTCATTCAGCCACTTCCTCAATGCCTACAGGCTCAGATCCTTCGATGCCGATCAGATCACGGAGGTTGTTCTGATTGAAGAAATTCGGAACAGTCTGATTGACCTTGATGGCTGCATCTCCGACAGTTGCGATCATTGATGCATCCGGCTCAAACACTGGCTCCCACTTGGCTTTCATATCAGGCACAAGGCTTCTGGAATACGGCATATCATCTCTCACACAAGCAGCCACAAAGCCGACATTAGCAAATGCGTTGCCGAAATTCTTCTGCGCTTTCCTTGATATTACTCTTAGAGACTCATGTGCTGCCTTGATCGCATCGGCACTGGAAGGATTGTCGGATACAAATCCGAGATCATCCAATGTCAATCCAGTCTCTCCGGCAAACATCGCTGCCGCCATCCTGATCTGATCGACATATGGTGCCATGCTCTGCTGCTGAAACTGTCCGACTGTCGGCTTGTCACCATCGGCATCCTTGTCGAATCTCAGCATTGCAGAAATTGAAGCCTTCCATGAATCCATCGCATCCATATCAGGATCAGTGCCGGAGACATACTTCTGTGGGAAGGAATAGAACTCAGCCGTGACCTCTGCTCTCCGCAACGTATTCTCTGCGAGTTGCTGATAGTACATGCATGACCGAGAAATCCGAGAATGACCGAATGGTCTTGATGATGACGGCCTGTAAATGATCGGCACCAGTAACGGATATCTACATGCGCTCTCCTCGATAGCAGTTGACCCGTCTGCAAACCTGTATTCAGTATGCCCAGGTAAGAAATACGCTTCCACCAGCGGTCTTCCGTTTTCGTCACGGTCAAGGACTGCATAGCCTTCCTTCAGCATGTAGGTCTGTTCGTCAATGATTCCTGTCGCATCCTTGGCAGTCAGCAGACTTAGCCGAGGCATCCGATCTCCGTTCTCGCCATGAGCGATATGAGCGAATGCGCAGCTTCCGATCAGAGCCTCACGGATTGCCGAATCAAAGAACACATCCGCATTGTTCGCAGCAAAGATTTCATCCGCCGCATAGATATCACTGCCATCATCAAAGCCGAGGAACATCAGCCTGTCCGCCAGTTCATCAACGGACTTTGCACACCATCCGACTGTTGACTGGTACATTCCTTTGAGCCAGGGAGGAGTTAAGCTGAATTGCTCGTCACGATGCTCTTTCTGTTCGTAATATCGATAGCGAAGAAGCACTCTGATCCTCTTCAAAGTGAGTTTCTGCTTCAGGGATTCAAGATTCTTTTCTGACATGTTCACCTCTTATAAGATTTCTGCGAGATATTTACCGAGTACAGCGGGAAGTTCGGTCTTCGACCAGTGCCAGGGTTCATACCCCCCTATCCTCTGTACGTTGCCCAGTTTCTCGATTGCGGAAGGATTCTGTTGCTGATCATTTCTGCCTGTTTAGCTAGATCCTTATTGTCCTCATAAACGATCTTTGTTGCTTTTGATTGATTGCACTTCAGATGAGTGAGTTGGAGATTCTCTAGGTCTGCCGGATGCCCACCCTTGGCGATCGGTATAATGTGATCGATTGACGGACTGAGCGGATTCGGGAATTTCAGTCTTTTGTCCACTGGCTGACCGCAGATTGCACAGACATCCTGGGACGCCAGTATAGCCTTCCGGTTCTTCTCATACTGAGTCTGGAATCCTCCGTCCATATCCGGACGATATCTCTTTACCTTAGCCATTGATAACGTACCTGTGAACCCAGCGCTGATAGTCCTGGCATTCGTGCCTCTGCATCCGGACTGCGCACTTCTCGCATCCAACGCATGGGCACCGGCTTTGCCGATCTAGTTCGCGCATGTGCTCAACGAATTCCTCATTTGTCAGATCGCTTACATCGATTACATCATCATCTTTGCTGGGCATAGATCTTCATCTCCGTAAATAAAAAAGCGGACGGCCAATGCGTCATTAGTATTGATGGGTTAGAAAGGAGGTAATAAATCATTTTCGCGCCTGTTGTGATTGCTTTACTTGACCGCCCGATCACAACACGAAAAAAGAGACGGTAGCCTGATCCGTCCCTTTTTCACCGATACTATTGTAGCACCCTGTTATGTACCAAAATGTGCCAAGATTATTGTCTTTGATTCCACCGCTTGATCAGCTCAACTGATTCCTTTGATATGTCTTCCTGGTTCCGGATGATTGTGATTGTGATGTTCGCACCGCACTCCGGGCAGATGATCTGGACATATCCGCAGCCGATGCAGTCAGCGCGTTTCGCTTCAGATCCGCAGAATGGACAGGGTTTCAGATCGGTCATCTTAATCACCTTCGTCATGAACTTCCTGCTCTTCTGTTTCGGTCCAGCTTTCTATATCCTGCTGCAGCTCGTCGGTTGTGATCTTCACCGGCACAAGAGTCTGCGGCATGAATTCCATTTCATATGCATAGCGGGAAACCTCAATGCCGCTGACATCCTCGACCGTGTACATGGTATTTTCATTCATGTAAATGTAATGTTTCTGGTAAATCCCTTTATCACGATCGAGCTCGACCAGTACGGCGATGCCATCATGCTGATCTTCGATAGAGATCTTGCCGGTCATCTGCAGGATACATTTGTCCGATCTTGTATTGATGACTGTCAGCCTTCTGACGACATTGAAATTGTCAGCCTGCTTTGAGATGTTATATGAAACCTTATCAGCTTCTCTAATATCGCACCCAGTGAGCATCAGAACGATGAATAAAGCGACAGTGAACAGAAATATCACATGTGCAATCTTTTTAATTTTCATGCTTCTTTCCTCGCTGCCCAAGCACAGAATCCAAGTTCCTGTTTGGCATCTCTGAATATCGAACATAATTCTTTTTTAATGCAGTCCTTGCATCTGATCACCTTCTCAGTACCATTCACCATCTCCATCAGCTTCAGGATTGTGTCATACCATGTCAGACCAAGCCTGTTCAGCCTGTCGATTTCTGCCTGGGCATCGACTGTGGGCTGTGCATCTATCACTCTTTTCCATCGCTTTGTGAGAAAGTCAGGCATCTCACAATCTATCTGGCACCTCGGTGATGCATCCGGGCAACGATCACAGAAGTCGCAGTTATCGATATATCTTTCCAATTCATCCGCATCAATCAGCCTGCCCATCTTCCACCTCCGTCTGCCATTTCATAACAGTCCAGTCCAGCGCATTCACGTATTCATCCTCACCGTTCGAGGAAGCGATCTCGATCTGGTCCTTCAGCCATTCAACAGGGATTGCTTCGACTGTAGGAAATTTGTCAATCTTCTCGCATGTATATTCCTTGTCTGCGTCTGTATCGCAGTAGATTCCAACATTACGGACATACTTCTTCAGCCATTCGGCGTCAATCAGCTTAACCATTCTGTGCCTCCCTGTACGGTTCAGGCAGTTCAGCCCAAGCTGTCACGCTGTCGCCACACAGCTCCCAAAATTCTCCGAGATCGTCCCAGTCGTCAATATCGATTGTGTACTCCTTATCTCCTTTGCTGTAATGAGTAACCAGATACTGGCCCGGCTTACTCGGCTGTTTCACATCCATTGGTATCCAGTTCACCTTCATCTTCTTTTACCTCCTGTTTTAAGTAATCTGTCAGTTTGCGTCTGGCATAGCGGTTGTCCTTGAAGCCATAGACCTGTAAACAGGTATCTGCCCACGTCCAGACGCGTTTGTGTGATCCTGTCATATTCGGACCGTTGATGTAATGCACCCGCACGATCTGCCGGATCTCTGATCTTTCGACCGATGTCAGCCAGTGTTCGATCTCAATCCGAAGATCTAACGAGCGCTTGATATTCTCTGCCATCGTCTGCTTCAGCTCGGTTACCAGCGCGACTGCCTGAGCGGTCGGATCTGAATTATGTGTCCCCGGCGCTCCGATCACTTCGTTTCCGTTGGGTGATGACACGGGTTTATAGGCTGCGGTGATCTCCCGCTGAATCTCGTTGATATCACCGATCAGATGGGCATACTGCTTGAGAGTCTCAATGTTCATCGGTAGTCCCCTTTACCGCGCTTGTACAGCTTGTGCCTGTATGTGTTGTTCTCTTCTTCCAGACGGTCAACCTTTGCTTGTAAACCGTAAGCCTTCCGGATTGTTCGCTCGTGCGCCTGCTCGACCAAGATCAGATCGCTGATCATATCCGGGCGAGATAAGAACA